CACCAAATATCGATGCATGGAAAGCAGCTGGATCACCAACCCCGTCACAATTTAGAGCACGTATGGGTGCAGGGAAAAGTAGCGAAACAGGATTCAGCTTGCCACGTCAAACTAGACGCCAAGGCAATACAGGTAGTACGTATGATGATGCACCACTAAGAGCTCTAAGAGTCGCTAACGAGGCACCTGTTGAAGAAGGCTTTTTAAGTAATCTAGTAGGAGATGTACGTAACGCATTTAAACCAGGTGTTGCTGTAACACCAAATATGGTCAAAGAACTAGAAGCAGGATTGGCACGTATCAAAGCAGGTGGACAACCTACGCCGCGCCAACAAAAAATATTTGATACATTTATGAGTGATACATTACCAAAAGAACTACAAAAGTTAGGAATAAACATAAACGAAGATTTGTCACAGAATTATGGAAATGATGCAGAGGCTATTAAGGCATTAATGGCAAAAAGTGCTAGATCAACAGAAGAAACTGCTTACTTGACTATGCTTGCTAGAAAGTATGATTTTTACGGTAAGCCAGAAAACATTAGTGCCGCAATAGCAAAGGCTGAAAAATCAGCAGCTCAAGATGCGGCTAAGGCAGCGGCAGTAGATGGAGATCCAGCAACAGCAAAACCTAGAGGTCCGTTAGAACCAAACGGTGCTAATGCAAACTATCCAAGCATGGCAGCAGCAATGCAAAAAATTGATTACTGGCAGCCGGGTGAAAAGGTAAATATTGATGGTAGACTACACGTAAGAGATATAACAGATGATGGCAAAAAGATATATCGTCCTGTTGACTCAGATGATAGTCCGGCAATGATAGACAGAATTAAGAGCTTAGCCGGTTTAGATTAATCGGCTAACTCTTTTAAGTTTTTATTTCTTTTCTTTAAAAAAAGACTTGACTTAGTTTGTAGTAGAGCATATAATTATAACTGTGCTACAAACAAATAGGCACAAAAGCACATAGGCATAACATTTTAGGAGGCATTAACTATGGCATCATTAGCAGAAATCCGAGCAAAGCTCAAAGAGCAAGAGTCCGGTAACAACAACCGCAGTTCAGGCGGTGGCGACAACAGCATTTACCCATTTTGGAATATGAAAGAAGGCGATAGCTCTACGCTACGTTTCCTTCCTGATGGCAACGCTGATAACACATTCTTTTGGCAAGAGCGTTTGGTAATTAAACTTCCATTCGCAGGTGTTAAAGGACAAACTGATTCTCGTCCAGTACAAGTACAAATTCCATGTATGGAAATGTATGGTGAGACATGTAACATTCTCAACGAAGTACGTGGCTGGTTTAAAGACGCAAGTCTCGAAGACATGGGTCGTAAGTACTGGAAAAAGCGTTCGTATATTTTCCAAGGCTTTGTTGTAGATAATCCACTAAGCGAGGACACTACTCCGGAAAATCCAATCCGTAGATTTATCATTGGTCCGCAAATCTTCAATATCATTAAGCAGGCGCTTATGGATCCAGATATGGAAGAACTGCCAACAGATTACACAGCAGGTGTAGACTTCCGTCTTAACAAAACATCTAAAGGCGGCTATGCAGACTATTCAACATCTAACTGGGCTCGTAGAGATCGTCCACTAGGTGATGCAGAAATGGGAGCAGTTAATACACACGGATTGTTTAATCTAAGTGACTTCCTACCTAAAAAGCCAGGCGAAGTTGAAATCAAAGTCATGCAAGAAATGTTTGAAGCGTCAGTAGACGGTGAAGCATTTGACATGGACAAATGGGGTCAATACTTCCGTCCAGCAGGCATGGCACAGCGTACAGGTGATCCAAATACGCAATCATCTACGCCAGCAGCATCAACTCCGGCGCCAGCAGCAGCACCTGCTCCAGCAGTAGAAGATGACGTTCCTTTTAAGTCTAACGAAGAAGTAGCGGCAGAATCTGCTCCAGCAGCACCTGCAGAAGGCGGCAATGCGCAAGACATTCTTGCAATGATTCGCGCACGTCAAGGTCAGTAATAGAGCAAGCTAAAAGGGTTGCATTGTCTAGATGCAACCCTTTATACTTGCCCAGCTTTTTAGATTAGGAGAAACAAATGGCGAATAAATCATTCGATCCAACGAAGTTTCGT